TATATTAAGTTACAGAATTACACCAAAATCACATAGTATATAGTTAGATACAAAAACAATATAATAAAAACTATAAAATAAACTATTTATTAACTATAAGGATACTATTGAAAAAAGCTGTAATAATGTAACTAAAAAGTATAAAAGCCCATAAAATAGGGCTTAGTTGCTATTTTTAAAAAATGTAATTTTGTGTAATTTGATGTAACTTAGTGTAGAAATAAGTGTAAAAAGTGTAACTGGAGTGAAGTGAAACCTAAAAAGGTATCACTTCTTCTTTTTTGTCGTCTTGGTCTATTGCTGTTCTTGGGAATACAAAACATCTTTGTTTTAGTCCTGCAAGTAGCTGAACTGGTTTTGTTTTAGAGCTGTTACCTAAAATTATGTTTCCATCTTTTGATAGAGCTTCTATAACTTGAGTAAGAACAAAGCCCTCTTTATGACAGAAGTCTCTTACTATGTTATTTATAACTGCTACTTCCGTGCTAGTGATTTTTCCATAAACAACATTTACATCGCCATTATTAAAGTCAGTTACAAAGTTGTTTATATTTTGACCGATAAAACTTGCGAATGTATCAAGGAATGCTGAACCTATATCTTTTGTTTTTTCCATTTCCTCTTTGCTGTCATTTACAAGGTCATTGATGTATTTAAACTGTCTGTTGTAAGTATCATCATCTATGATGTTATGCTTCTTTAAAAATCTCAATACAGTAAGCATTCCGTAGAATAGATTTTCTTTACCATCTAATCTCCAGTTGAGCTTATTTTCTAGCTCATTAAAACTTTGCTTCATGATGTCTTTATCTTGTTTGATAATCTCTAACCACTTTTGAATGAATAGACCGTAGTTTCTATCTAAAAGAGAACCTACTTTGTTTCTATCTATACCACTCCAAAGGTTATTTACATTTAAGTCTAAAACTCTTCTTGTAAGTCCGAGTGGTTTGTTTTTGCCTTCTAATGAAGATTTGTTTATAATCTCATTTATATTTTTTTCACCTGTACTAAAAAGAACACCCATAAAAGTTTTAGGCTCTCGTTCTAAGATTTGATCTTCTTTAACAAATGCTCTTGCTTTACCAGTTCCCTCTGCAAATAAATATAAAGATTGAATAACATCAAATATACTTTTAGCACTCTCAAGCTCATCACACCACATTGGAACACTCTTCATAGTTTCCCAGTAAGTTTCTAAACCATTAAGAGTTGCTTGCCAGTTTTTACCGTAGTGCGAAGTGTTGGGGATACCATAAAGTGAAACGGCTACTTTTATACCAAGTGATTTACCTTCCCCTCTTAGACCACCAACATGGATAGTGTAATTCATCTTTTCAAGTTCATCAATTACACCATATAAACTACTCATTAAACTTCCAAGTAAAAGTATAAATGCTCTACCTTTGCCCATCTCTCTCATCATTTCTATTTGATTATCAAGAGTACCTTTTGTTTTAAATCTGTTTTGTAGCTGAGCAGGTTTATCTAACCATACACAATCATTATTTAGCGATGGAAGATAAAAAGTTCCTTTATCCCACCCTGTTTCTGTTTTACCTATTTTAGTTGGTATGATGCTCTCATTTAGTCTTATATACTCAGATATAAACTTAGTAACATAGTTGGCTTTTAAACTGTCAAATATCTCTCCAGTATCAGCAAATAAACCTGCTACCTTTTTATTTTCTATCAAGTCCCTACCACTTGCGATAATAGTTTTTTGATAACCATTTTCTACTTTTTTAATCTCAAAATATGCTCTATCTTTTGCTATTATCTTGCTATCTATCGTAAATACTTTACAGATAGGTATTGAGTCCTCTTTCATAATGTAGTGAAGATATTGTTGCTCTAATGAGTAGCTGTTTGGTAGGGTAATATCTTCTAAAATTTTAAAGATATTTTTGTAGTTTGAAACTTGTCTGTTTCTTGCTTTTTTGATAATTTCTTGTTTCTTTTCAACTTTGAAACTTTTGTATAAGTTAGCTATTACAGTCTTTGGAACTCCAACTAACTTAGACACTTTCTCAGTAACTTTATTCTCTAAAATATCATCATTTTTACTATATAAATGCTCATATAAAAGTTTATAGCTATCATTTGCTAAGTTCTCAGTTAGAGTATCTTTTTCTAAAAGTAATTTGATGTCTGCTTCAATATCTGCTTTTTTATCTTGAGTTGGTTCTTTTGGAGCTTCACTTTGTTTATGCTGCTCTTTTGCTACTTCTTCAATATAGTGAGTTAAGTGTGGAGCTTCTTCTATGGCTTGAGCTTTTATTTTGTTTATTTTATCGTTTATCTTAGCCATTTATGCATCCTCTTTTTGTAAATAATCCACAAAATCTAAGCCACTATCAAAATCTAAAAAGTTTTTAACATTGAGTCCTATTTGAGATATAAAGTTGTCATGAGCTTTTGCTCCTGCTTCATCGCCATCAAACATACAAATAAGACTAAACCCTTTTGAGTGATACTCTTTGATATAGTTTAATAATCTATCATTTATTTTATTTGATGAACTCTCAAGAGTGATAAATGGAACTGAATACAATAAACCATTAAGTCCGTTTTTAATACCCTCTCCAACGATTAAGTATCTTTCACGATTGATAATAGCTTGAACCTCTTTTCTAAAAGGGAAAAGAAAATCATCGCCACGATTGTGTGAGTTTTTATAGATGTATTTAGGGTTTGACCACTCATCATAAGAGTCTGGTTTTTTAGGTCTGTAAGCTATTAAATCAACTATCTTGTTTTTATCATCTCTTAGTATGATACTTGGGCATTGGAAGTGTTTATTCCAACCGATAAGGTTGTTAAACATATAATCTATTTTATCAACATACTCAGCAGGAAGTGTTTTTGCTTCAAAAAGTTTCTGTAACTCTGGTTGTAGCATAAAGTGAAGTAATTTGTTTGTTTTTTCATCTACTACTTGAATAGGTCTATTTAAAACATTTGTTTCTTTTAGCTCAAGCTGAGCATAGTATCCAAGTTTTTGGAAGTCAATTTGTTTTTTTTGTTTTGCTTGTTCTTTTCTTAGAAGTTGTAAAGCAGGGTCTACTTGATAAGTTTCAAGTGAGCTTAACTCTTTTAGTCTATTGATACCTGATTTTAAGTCAAGTTTCTCCATATACATTACAAGGTCTAAAACAGAACCACCTGTAATGTCGCCATTAAAATTACTAAAAATTTGTTTAGCTGGATTGATTGTTATGCTCTTATCATTTTCAAAAATGAAGTTAGAACCTGCTTTTTTGAGTTTGCCATACATTTCGGCAACTGTTACTATGTCTAAAGATTGTTTTAATTGTTCTATTGTTGGTTCGTTATTATTCATGTTATTGTCCTAATCTAACTAATTTATTTACACATAAGTGATTATTAGATACAATAACGGCAACCAAGCGATGTTAAAGCATCTAATAAATCTAAGGGTAAGTGTTCGCCAAAACATTTACCCTTTTTTTATGCCTTTTTTTGTCTCACTCCTGCATTTACTAAAAAATTCACGATTAAAGTTTCAACAACTCTCGACTTATTTAAGTTCATCTCTTTCGCATAAGTATTGAAGTCATGTATAACATCTTCTGGAATAGAAAAGTTAGTCTGCTTTCTCTTATACTTGAAGTTAAATAAACTTTCATCTTTTGGAACTGTGTATAAATCATCGCTCATATTTTTACCTTTTATGCTTTGTTTTGAAAATTATATATAAAACACACTTAAACTTATATAAGTTTTTATATACATTTTTCAATAATTGCCATTATTGTAAAAAAATAGTTAAATAATCCTCCCTTTTTGAATTTTCATATCTCGCCCTCTTTTATCTCGCCACCTATGGCTAGTGGGCTTATGATATGCTCATTTAAGTTTCTCTCTTGCATGTCAATCGCTCTTTCAATAAAACTCCATGCTTTTGTATCAAAGTCTTGTTTTGACATATATAGTCTTGTGGCATAATCTCTTAGCTCGGTTCTGTTACAGGTAGCTATCTTTGTGATTATGATTTGTAATCTTTCTTTAATAGTCATAGGAACAACTCTCTATCTCTATTTACTATCTTTTGGATGCTCTTTTCCGATAGGTTGTATTTTTGAGCTAATTTTTTATATCTTGTTCCAAGAGATCGTTCGTATCTGATAGATGCATCTCTTTTATAAATGATAAAATCTTTAAACTGTGGAATTTCACTTGATACTTCTTTATATTTTTCTTTAAATTCATCTAGTGAGATTTGGTCATTTTGTAGGTCTGACACGATAAATGCTAAAAGTTTCACTTGTTCTTCGGTTAGCTTTTTAGTCGGTCCTCTTGAAATAAATCTTTTGTCTGAGTCATAATACTCATCTCTAAAAGTGTAATAGTCTTTTGGAGTAATCATATAAAAACCATCAGTCATAGTCGCTTTTAAGTGTCCTTTACGAATGTAATAATTTACATTTGTTCGTGGGATACCTAAAAATGAAGCTATGTCTGATGTTGAATACATTAGTTTCCTTTTATCGCTTTTCTAATATCTACCCATGCTCGGGCAGGTACTCCAAAAGTATCTTCGATTAATACTGCTTTATCAAGTGGTGGGTAACTAGAAAAATTTTTATATTTTTCTGCCATGTTTCTTGATACTCCCACCAAATTAGCTAGTTCTATTGTTCTTATGTTGTTAATAGAATTTAAAAAATCATTAATATTTGTTTCCATGAGAGAAATCTTAACTAAATTATGCTTAATGGTTAATTATATTATGTATTTGTGAAAAAAGTTAATTTCTTTATGCCAATAGCTAGTATAATTATACATACATAATTAAATTATGTAAGAAAAGGATATGAAATGTTTAGTGAAAATTTAAAAAAGTATAGAAATATGCTTAGTCTGACACAAGAACAGTTAGCATTAGAGATAAATAAATTGTTAAATAGTGAATATACAAAAAATAATATTCAGTCTTGGGAAAGGGGTGTTAATCCAAAGTTAGAAGTTATTTATGCTATTGCTGATGTTTTGGATATTCCTATACAGTATTTATTTGATGATAGTGACAAAGTTATAAATAAAATAATAAGTCATAAAGCTCCACAACTTAAAGAGATAGTAGAACATACACTAAGAGTTCCAGTTCTTGATGGATATATAGGAGCAGGAAGTGCAGGGATAATTGATGTGCTTAAAATTAGTGAGTATGTTTATGTTGATAGTTCATCTATAAAAAGAAAATATGTTGAAGATACTATCATAGCTTTACCAGTTATTGGAGATAGTATGAAACCGTATGTAGATGATGATGATATTATCTTATTTAGCCCACTAAAAGATAAAAGCTACAACTTAAACGATGGTAAATATGTGATACAAACTATCAATGGAACTATGGTTAAAAATCTAAGTTTTAAGTGCAATGGGGATATTGTTATCTCATCATGTAATAAGGCTTATACTGATGAGATAATCAACTCACAAGAGTCACAAGAGTATTTAGATATTCTTGGAATTGTAGTTGGTAGGATATTAAAAAGTTAGTGAAAACTTAGTGAGTAGCTCCAGTTAGCACCATCTGTAACATCGCCTTTGCCTTTGTAAGCTATTTTACATTGATATTGTTTTTTTATCTTTGCACCATATTTATTTTGTGTTGTAACTGATGAAGTGATAACATATTCATTCGTGCCTTTTTCTTCTATCTTTCTCTCTCCGTATGGAAAATCTACCGTAAAAGGAGCTAACTCTTTTTCTACAAGAATTTTACAAAAAGTATATGCTTCATTGGATAAATCTTGCTTTTGGACTTTTACAACTTCCTCTTTTTTTACTTCTGTTGGCTTTGTATCTGGTAGTAACATACTGATAACTGTAAGTGCCACAAAACCGATGATAAGTTTCTTTTTTGTTTCTTTTGTCATTCGTTCCCCTTATAAAAAATCTTAATGAAATTATACAAAAATTAATAAGTGGTATTGATTAATCTATCTCGTATTTGACAATATAACAGAATTAAAAATAATACTAGGGGATTTTTGTGCCAGATAAGGTTTTAATTAATACTGCAAATGCTTACTTTGAATATGGGGTGTTAGGCATAAGTGTAGTAGTTCTTTTATTAGTGAGTGCTGCTTTAGTATTGGCTATTTTAAAAGATAGAAAAACACATAAGCAGTTTGCTGATGCAATAAGTAAAACGGCTCAAAATCAAAAAGAGTTCACAATCATATATCAAGAGTCGCAAAAGCAACATAAAGAGATTTTAAAAGTGCTTAACGAAACTCTTGAGATAGAACGAGAGAACACTAAGCGCTGTTATATAGGTGTAGCGAATAAGCTAGATAAACTTCATTTCATGCTAGAAAAACAAGGCTAGATAAATGATACAGTATGGAACAATCACTCAATTTAGATACACAACTGACAAAGCAGGGAAAAAACTTGAAGTAAAAGTTAGTGTTGATGAGAGAGTTACTGATTGGCTTCCTGTAAAGACTCAAGCATCTTCTTTTCTAAGAGTTCATACTCCAGTTAGAATAAACGACCAAGTGATAGTTTTTAATCCGTTTGGAAATAATGAAAACGGCTTTGTTGATAGAAACTTAACCTATAAAGATATTCCACTTCCTGATGAAGCTGATGAGAACAGTTATGTAAGTGTTTTTGAAGATGGCACTACATTTATACATAATGTTGAGAGTAAAGAGATAAGTTTAGATACTCCTTGTTCTATCTCAATCACTACGGTAAAAGATGTAAAACTAAAAACTTCTACAAATGTAAATATTGAGTGTGCTACTTCAAATGTAAAAGCTAATCAAGTAAATATAGATAGTTCTGACATAAACAACGGTTTAGGTGGAACTGGTGTTCAAACAGATGAGAGTATTTGTAATTTAACTGGGCTTCCGTGTAGTAATGGAAGCTCAACGGTAAAGGCTACGATGTGAGTGATACTTTAAAAGGTTATATCAAAGATGAAGCTAAAGCTGTTGGGTTTAAAGAAACTCAAATGAATGACAAACTATTTGAAGCTATCGCTCGTGGAGTTGATAAGTTTTTGAAAGATAATGTTTTAGCAAATGTTGAAAGTGGCGACTCAGCAGGTCAATGGAAGTTGGTTACATCATGAGTTATTTAGTAAGTGTAAATGATAGTTTTAGAGATGGACTTTTTACTTTAAAAGGTTCTGTGATTGGAAAACCAGACTATGGAACTGATCTTCCACTTTTGAAACATAGACCATTTAATAGTGAGTGGCTTATAGATTTTAGAAGATGTTTAAAAGATGCCTGTAAGCATGATGATAGATTGGACTTTAAAAGTGCTGAGATAGATACATCAAGAGCTGATGTAGGGATAATCTCGTATAAAGTCTATATAACAGACCATATAATAGAGGGGGTCGTAAATGTATGATGATATAGAAACAAGACTCTCTACTCTTGGAGAGCCTACGGCTTTTGATACTAAAAGTTTTGATGAGTTTTTAGCTGAGTTAGTAGATGAAGCAAAGAGTATTTTAGGTTCTGATTGGCTTCCACTTGAGAGTGACCCTTATATGAAAAAATTAAGAGTCGTTGCCCTTAGAAAGTTACACGACCAAGAGGACTTAAAAGAGACTGTTAAACAGATTTTGATAACGACTGCGACTGGAGTTGATTTAGATAATCGTGGTGCTGAAAAAAATGTTTTTAGAGATTTGGGAGAGTTCCCTTATACAGACTTTGAGTTCAAACTTCTTTCTCTAAAAGATGAAGATGTAGTTATACCAAGTGGCTTAGTTCTTAGCGATGATGAAAATATAGCTTTTTCACGAGTTGTTGATGATGTAGTTATACCAAGTGGTGCAGAGAGTGTAATAGTTAAAGTTGAGTTAGAGCAGTATGTAACTGAGAGTGATGTAAAAACTGAGAACATTATCACGGAGCTACCATTTGGAGTTGAAGCTAAACAACTAGATGTATTTAAAAATGGTGCAAGTGCTGAGAGTGATGATAGATATAGAGTAAGAATTATCGCATCAAACAATAGTCTAAATACGGCAGGAAGTGAAGATGCATATAAGTTCTTTATATATAGTGCTGATAGTAGGATAGATGATGTTTCAATTCCTGAAGATAATGAGCCTTTGGAAGTCAATATATATTTAGCTTCATTTAGTAGTGAAGTTGATGAGATGATGATAGCAAGGGTTTATGAAACTGTAACTGCTAAAAAAACAAGACCACTTAGTGATTTAGTGAGTGTATATCCTGCTGAAAAAGTAGAAGTATCAATCAATGCGACAATAGAACTTTTTGATATGTTGAAGCAGAGTGATATAGATACACAAATAAGAGCTAATTTTGAGAACTCTTTTTTTATAGGTCAAAACTTCATTAGAAGTGATTTAATAAGAAAAATGCATATTGACGGAGTTTATAGAGTTACGAGTGATTTTACTGATGTAGTAGTTAGTGATAAACAGATAATTGAGATAAAAGAGATAAATATAACTTTTGTGGAGGCTGAACTATGAGTTTGCTTCCATCTAAATATAACTTAGAAGATCAAAAGTTTGCTGAGCTTATAGATGTATATTCAATAACAGATTTTAGTGTTGTAAATATAGACCCACTTAATTGTGATGAGCGACTACTTCCACATTTAGCAGTTAGTGAAGATGTAGATATAAGTGGTCTTAGTGTTGATGAAGCTCGTATCTATATACACAATGCAAAAGAGATAAAAAGATATGCAGGGACTGTTTATGCAGTTGAGCAAAGTATCAATGTATGTTTTGAAGATGGACA